GACATTCCCCTCGCCCCTGGTGTCAATCTTGAAGCGATCAAGTCCGGCGACGAAGACCCGCTCGAAGTCGTGGTCGAAGTCCCGGCGGGAAAATCGACAAGGGGCTGGAATTACAAGCCCGAGAGTTTGAAGGCGATTGTCGATCACGTCAATCGGGATACGTTGTCCGGTTTCCTCGGGCATCAGAAAGCCGACGAAGTCGCCAACAAGTTTGACCCGCCCGTCACACATTGGGTCGGGGCACGGATGGAAGGAACGCGGGCTTATTTTCGCGGCGTGGTCGATGCGGCGGCGCAGGATTTGAAGCGATGGATTCGCGCCGGAAGGATTAAGCAAGTCAGCATCTTCGGGATGCCGAAGCTCCAAACGGTCGCCGGGGAAACCGAGGTGATCGACTATAAACCACTGTCCATTGACTGGACGCCGCTCGACCGCTCCGGCATGCCGACGCGGATTGTGGCCCTGGGCGAGATGGACGAAATCGATGAAGGAGGAAACGAAACGATGGATTGGAAAGAACTGATTGCGCAGCTCAAGGCCGCGCTGGCCGAAGGCAAAGCGACCTTGCAAGAAGTGATCGCTGCGCTGGATGCCGATACAGCTTCCAAGCTGGAGCTGCTGGCGAAGGTGAAGCAAGCGCTCGGCGTGACCGATGACGGTCAATTGCTGGCGAGTGTGGAGCAAGCCGGAAAGGCGCTTAAGGAGAGCCAGCAGGCTGCACTTGGCCAAGAAGTGAAAGACGCGGTGCGCGAGAAGGTTGCGGGAGAAATGGCGCAAAACCTGATCGCGAAGATGATCACGCCGAAGGAAGGTCAAACAAAGGAAGCAATCGTCGGCGAGATTGACAGCCTGCTGGCTGACGAATCGATCAAGGCGATGATCAACCGCGTGTCGGTGGACACTCCGGCCTTCATCGGCGGAACCGCCGTTGACAACCGCACACAGTCCGGGAACGTGACCGTCCAGACGGATAGCGTCCCGTTCTAACACGAACCCAAGGAGGGATACGCAATGGATACGAGATACCAAGGAAGTCCGGTGCCGGTTACGGTGCATGAGCTGTCGCGGTCGAAAGTCAGCGACGGCAAATCCGTTACCGTCACGGTGCCGGAAAACACGACCGTCACGGCTGGCGAATGGGCATTGCTGGACGGATTTTTCGGCCTGGCGATGCAATCGGCAACGACGGCGGCAGGCGAAACGAAAGACATCGTCCTGACCATTGAGCAAGCGGAATACGAGACAGATCAGATCAGCACCAGCCAGGCGTTCGCGAAGGGAACTCCCCTCTATTGGAACGCTACGACCAAAAAATTCACCGAAACCGAGACGGATAACCGGCTTGTCGGCCGCGTGACCAACGGCAAAGACGCGAACAACGTCATTTGGTTCCTGCTCGGTCCGCAGGCATAAGGAGGGTAATCATCTATGTTCAAGGTTATATCGTTTGAAGGCGAGAAGGCCAAGCGCCGTCAAGGCACCATTGAAAGCCGGGTGCCGTTCGTACTGGACGGCCAACGCTTCGAGGCGATCAAGAAGATCGTCAACGGCGAAATGTCGATTCCTCGCTGGTCCAAGCCAGTGGGCGAAATGCTCTCGCTGGGCAGTGCCGAAAGCTTCAAGGAACTGCTGGGCAAGGTAACGCTCGATGTGGAGCTGGGCCGCGAGAAGGTTCCGCTGCTGTATAAGGAAATCTACGAGCTGGTTTCCGATCCGAACTTGCCGGAGCTGTTGGACGCGAAATGGGCGTTATCCGGTACGGTCATCTTCGCCGAACACATGGAGGGTCAGGAAGTGAAGTTTGGCTCCGTTCGTGCGGAGCAAGGCCCGACCGCTCGGGTCGTGACGTACAGCGCGGGCTTCGAGTACACGAAGCAGATGATCGATTTCAACCGGACATTTGAAATTGACATTCTCAACCGGGGCATGGGCGAAGGATACAACTCGCTGCTGAACCATATCCACCTTTCCCCTATCGTCTCGTTCTCGTACAAACCGGCGAACAAAACGGCGTTTCAAGGCAAGGAAGGTGAAGAACGTTGGGTGTCCATCTGGCGGACGCTGGACGCCGCTCGCAGCTCGGCAGGAACAGCCAAGCGCCAGGGCAGCATCTTGCTAGCCAACAGCGCAGATCAGACCGCCATTGAAACGGCGCTGAAAGGCTTCACGCATAATGGAACAACTTACGCGGCGATCAGTGGCATTACGACGGTCATCTACTATGATGGCTACTCGGTCACGGTCGGCAAAAAGGAACATAGCTATCCGGGCGTTACACCTGGCAAGGCGTACCTGATCCGCCCGAAACGCGGCTTCAAGGAGCTGTTGAAACGCGACTTGCAGATCGAGACGACGCAGGGCGATTTGACGCGCCTGGTGCAAGCGCAAATGGTCGGTTACGCTTATCGCGGCGTGTACGCAGCGATTGAGGAAAACGTCCAGGAAATCGCGCTGCAATAAGCGGCATTATCAAAATAATTGGCAAAGGAGCCGGGCGAACTCGGCTCTCTTTGTCGTGGGAGGGTTGCACATGACGCCGACGGCAGACATACGCGAAGAGCTGCGCGAGCTGCTCGACGAGGAAATCCCCGAGGGCGGCACCGATCAGGACACCGCCTTCACCGACGCCCGGCTGGACCGGCTGATCCAGTCGGCGTCAAACTTGTATGCCGCAGCCGCCGAAGGTTGGCGGCGTAAAGCGGCAAGGATTCAAAAACGGCTCGGCGACATCGCATCCTATCAGACGGGTGCGGAGCAATACGAACGGGTCGATCTTTCAAAGGCGCTGGCCGCAGCGCTCAAAATGGCCGAAACATTTGACGGCATGGCGGAAGCGCCTGCGCCTAATGCGACAGGCAGCTTTATGTTGGGCGTCAAACGGCCAGGGGTGTTGTGATGATCGACGCAGCCGTTCGGAAGGCACATATCGGATGGAATATCCGACAAAACCCAACGGAAGTCACGATTCGCGTCACGCAGCGCGTCAAGGCGGGCGGCGGTTTCGAGGAAGTCAAGTCGCAGATCGGCCCGCTGACCGTCCGCGTATTCGTCGGATCGCGCCCGCTGAAAGCGGAAACCGTTTCGGACAAGGCTGGACGAAAGGAAGTCAGCGACACGTATTCGCTGCTTGCCGACTATACGGCCAATCTGCCGAGCGGCCCGGACGTGACCCAGGAATTCGACGCCTATCCGCATGGTCATTTTCGGATCACTTCCGTTCATCCGCAGATCGTGCAAAACGAGATTTGCGGATACGTGGCCGAGCTGGAAAGGGTGAAGTGATATGCCCCCTTTAGATGAAGTCCGGGCGAAGATCGAACGCCGGAAGGCGGCGACGCTGCTTGTTGCCAAGCACGTCGGTAAGATCATGGAAGGCGACGCGAAGCAAAAGGCGTCTTGGGAACATATAACAAACCATGCTGTTAAAGGAATTCAAGGCGGCGCAGATGTCAGGAAAAATGATATCGATAAAATGGCTGTGGTTTATCTGGCGCATACAGCGCGCTACGGACAGTACCTTGAAATGGGCACCGGGTTATATGGACCTAAAAAGCGATTAATTAAGCCAAAAACAAAAAAAGCGCTACGCTTCCCTGTCGGGAACGGAGAATTTGCGATTGTTGGCGCGGTCAAAGGCATGAAGCCGAGGCCGATCATCAAGCCGACGGTACAGCGCCACGTTAGTACGCTGCGCCAGGCGGTGCGTGATGTCTGGAGGGATTCGTGATGCGTGGTTTGATTCGCCAGCAGCTCATTGACCATATTCCCGACATCGCCGGACGCGTGTATGAAACGGACGCGGCGGCAGCCGACGAAGAAAAGCCCTATCTGGTTATGACCAAAGGTTCCGAATCGGATGAAAACGATTGGGCCGGGATCAGCACCATGATCGAGGTTTGGCCGTATGTGGCGCATACGCAATTCAAGCATGTGGACGCCCTGGTCGCGGCTGCGATTGATGCGCTGGATCACCGGCTTCTTCAGGATGCTGTCACCGGCGAGGCGGTCTTGTGCCGGTTCACTGGTTCAACCAGCGCCGACATGCTGGATGAAAAGTTTGACGCGATCACGCGCGGCATCCAATTCGAGGTATTTACACTCGGTTGGCTGCTGCACGATCCGGTCGAGCCAGATCCTGCATCGGCATTGTCGGGCTGGACGGCGGATCGATTTCCGACCATGCAGACGGACCCGCGCACCTGGAACCCGTCCGACGATTCGCCCGCTCTCTATTGGCGGATCGCCACGATCCGCAGCGTGCAGACGATGCCCTGGGGCGCATGGATCGACGCGACGATGCGCGGTCATATGCTCGTCCCCCGCGTTCCGGCCCGCAACACTTGGCTGGAGCGGACGGCGAGGCAGCTTGCGCTTGACGGCCAGATCACCATGCTGGACCAGTCGCGCATGATCATTCAGCGGGTCAGCGCCGACAGCTCCCATGACCCGTTCCGCACCGGACAAATTGCCCTAGATGTGCGGTTCGGTGTGCTTCGGACGACCCCGGCAGCGCCGCCGTTGAATCAGATCAACATTAACGGAGGTGCTTAATATGGCAGAAGCCAAAGAAGTCAAAACGACGAAAAAAGCGAAGCCTGAAGCCACCTACAGCAAGCAGGAAATCATGGCCGCAGCCGCCGGATTTGGCGTCTCCCCTGACGTAATGGCCGGGGCGCTGCGCCGGGTGGACAAGGACACCCTGACCCGCGCTGAAGTGGAACGGGCAATTCAAGATTTTAAGAAAAGGCAGGTGTAAGAAATGCCAGGCGAAACTTTCATCTTAGGTGAACAGAAAGTCAGACCGGACGTGTACGTCCGTTGGCACAATGCGGGCGGCGCTCGCGTGGTAACGGGTACGGTCGGCGTCGCTGCCGCCGTCGTCAAAGCCAATTGGGGTCCCCTCGGCGAAGTGATTGCGGTGGAAACGCCCGGCGATTTATCAAGGAAGTTGGGAAGCGGAAACGGCCCGGATTGCGTTCGGGAAATCTTCTCCGGCGGTGCAAGTACCGTCCTGACCGTTCGCGTCGGTAGCGGAGGCAGCCCGGCGCAATTGGAACTGGAGGATACCGCAGCCACGCCGGTCAAAGTCGTGCGGCTGCTCACGAAGTACCCAACGACAAGGACAATCACGGCGACGATCCGGGATTCGCTCGAAGACCCGGCCATGCGCGAGCTGCTGCTGCACGAAAACACCCGGCAACTGGAGCGGCTGACGTTTGGAAAAGGAACGAACGAGCCGGATCAGATTGTCGCCGCGATCACCGCGAACAGCCAATACCTCACCGCCACGAAACTGGCCGATGGGAATGGCGAAATTGACACGCTGCTGGATGAATCACTGACCGGCGGCGCAGCTCCGACCGTTACCGGCGAAGACTATGCCGACGCCTTCGTGCTGCTGGAACGCAAGTTCTTCGATGTGGTTGTCGTTGATTCCGAGGATGTGGGCGTTCATGCTTCCCTCCAGTCCTTCGTGAAGCGGATGCTCTCCGAAGGCGGCGGGCGGATCATCGGCGTTGTCGGCGAACCGACCAGCATCCCGTTCGCGGCGCGTAAGACGAATGCCCGGTCGTACAACGACTTTGCCATCGTCTACGTTGGCAATGGATTTGAAACGACGACCGGCCCGCTCGAAGGCGCGAAGGCTGCGGCCCGCGTGGCCGGGGTCATTGCTTCCAGCGCCTACAACGCGAGCCTGACCCACGTTCCGATCACCGGTTCGATTGGCGTCGTTGGGGAGCTGACGAACACGCAGTACAAAGAAGCGATTCAAAGCGGCATGCTGACCTTCTCGCTCAACCCCGACGGCCTCGCGCAGATCGACTACGGCATTAACACCAAAGTCACGCTGCTGGCCGACGAGGATGAAGGTTGGAAGAAAATCCGCCGGACGCGCACCCGGTTTGAATTGATCGACCGAGTTGTGCTGACGCTCCACCCGTACCTCGGCAAATGGAACAACAATGAAGATGGCCGCGCCTTCGTCATAACAATCGCAAACGGGATCATTCAAACGATGATCCGCGAGGGCGGCTTGGAAAGCGGTCAACTGATCGTGGACCCGGCCAACCCGCCGCAAGGCGATTCGGCATGGTTCCAGTTTACGGACCTGGTGGACCTCGACAGCATCGAAAAGCTGTATATGGACTTCGGGTTCCAATTCTCGCCGCAAACGGCATAAGGAGGCTTAAACAGCAATGGCACAAGATGCAAGGTATATTTTCAGAGATTGCGTTCCCGATGGCTCCATTGACGTCGCAAACATCCAGGTCGGCGAGATTGTTCAACGCGCTTGGTCCTTCCGGGTGAACAGCCCGCCGGACATCCAGCAAATGCTTGACTACGGCGTGCTGGACTTCCGCAACATTTCGCGCGGTTATTCCGGCGAGCTGTACGACGGGGACGGCACGTTCCTCGCCGAAGTCAATACGTGGCAAGCGCAGATCAGCGTGACCAACTCGGACTATCAGCCTGCCGGGCAGAAACATACCTGGGGGATCATGCAAAGCTACAGCATGACGCTGACGTTCACGGAAACCGTCATTCGCGACGGCATCCTGCTCAAGAAGCTGGTGGACAGCTTGCGCTCCCAAGCGCCGGACGCGGTATTCAACTTCACCGGTATTCTTCGCGCAAGTCGATAATTCATTGCGCCCTGGGCCAGCCTGGGGCGCTTCCATCAAACCAAACCATTTAGGAGGGCTTACGCCATGAGTGAAGTTAAAGGAAAAGAACCGATTGCAAAGGAAGAATTGCTCGACAACGAAACCGACATCCTGCGCGGGCTTTTGGAAGCGGCGACGGATACCCAGCAAGATCGCAAGGTTATTGAAATCGCTCGCAAAGGCAAAGTGTTCTTCCGCTTCTCGATCCGTCCGCTGTCGGAAGAGGAATACAACACTTGCCGCGACAAGGCGACGAAGTACAAGAAGAACCGCCGCCTGGGTGGAATCAAAATGCCCGAGGACACAGACGCCGCTCGTTACCGTTCCTTCCTGATCTACGAGGCCACGGTGCCGGAGGATCAAAAGAAGGTCTGGAACAACAAAGCAGCTTGGGATCAGCTCAATGTCTTATCCGGTGTGCAGCTCATTGACAAAGTCTTGTTGCCGGGCGAAAAGGAAGCGGTCATCGAGCAGATCGACAGGCTTTCCGGTTACGACCTGGACGATGAAGGCGAAGAGGCCGAAGACGTCGTAAAAAACTAATTCAAGCGGGAGGGCAAGCGACCCTCCTGCATCATATCTTCCAGCGCCAGGGGAAACTCCCGAGCGAGATACTGAAGCTGCCCGAAGGTGAGCGGCTTTTTTGTCTTGTCAGCACAAAGGTGGCGCTGGAAGCCGAGGCCGAAGAACGCAAGCAAGCTGCACTCTTGGCAAAGCAAGGCAAAAAGGGGTGATCGCCGGTGGCTGAAGAAGTCTACCGCATAGAAATACCGGTGACGGTCGATGACCGCTCGGAACCCGCCCTGTCCAATGTCGAGAGGAAAGTCAGTAATTTTGATCGAACGGTGGATCGAACGCGGCAACAGCTCGACCGCATGAACCGGACGAAATGGCAACTGGCCGTTCACGTCGCGGATCGCGCGTCCAGCGTCTTGAGTGCCATTAGCGCCCGAATCCGCACCTTCGCCGGGAAGACGTACCGGGTTACGGTGCGCGTCCTGGATTACGCCACCCGACCGCTGCGCATGATCGGGCGAATGATCAGCTCCACGGCGGGCATGCTCGGTGTTGGCCTGACTGTTGGAGCGGTCGCCTTCGGGCTTGGCGGCATGATTCAAACGGCGGCCAAGTTCGAGCAATCCATGGCGAATGTGCGAGCTGTCACGAACGCCAGCGTTCAGGAGTTCGCCTCACTCAACCAGCGGGCCAAGGAGCTGGGGGCGTCGATGCCGTTCACGGCCAGCCAGGTCGCGGATGCGATGGGCTATCTCGGCATGGCTGGTTTTACGACGCAGCAAATCCTTGACGGGATTGGCCCCACCCTGCTGCTTGCATCTGCGGGGCAGATGGACTTAGCCGAATCGGCGGACATCGCTTCGAATGTCTTATCCGGCATGCGCATGGAAGTGTCGCAGCTTGAACGCGTTGTCGATGTGATGGCCCGAACCGCCGCCACATCGAACACAAACATTTCGCAGCTCGGGGGCGCATTATCTTACGCCGCCCCGGCGGCAGCGGATGCCGGTGTATCCATTGAACAGGTGTCGGCAGCTATCGGTGTTCTCTCTAGTTCGGGTATCCAGGGCGAACGCGCCGGTACAGCGATGCGGATGATGCTCCTTCAGCTCAACAATGCATCCAGTCCGGCGGCCAAGAAGCTCAAGGAAATGGGCCTGAACCTGTGGGATGCCCAGGGCGCATTCAAAGGGATTATCCCATTCATGGAACAAGTCGAGAGCAAGGGCCTTCGCCTGGCCGATGTCGCGAACACGTTCGGGACGGAAACGGCTGGCGCAGCTTCGATTCTCTTGAACATGGGATCGTCGGGATTTGAAGCGTATGTGCAGCAGCTCGAAAACGCCCAGGGCGCTGCCGAACTGATGGCAAGCATCCAGGAGGATACGCTGCTGGGGTCGGTGCGCAAACTGTCCAGCGCCTGGGAAGGCATATCCATCTCGTTGGGCATGCAGGCCGTACCGGCCATGCGAGCCTGGATTGACCGGGTGACGGATGCGGTATCCAAGGGCAACGGCTTGGCCGAGGTTGTTGGCGGCAAGATCAACAACGTATTCGCCAAGCTTCTCGACATTATGGATTCCGATGCCTGGAACAATGCAGGCGTATTCGGGAAGATCAAGCTGGTTTGGGACGAAATCGTCGTCAAACCGTTCAACGATTGGTGGGCTGGCGGCGGTCGTGAACAAGTGGTGGCCGCAGCCGAGAAGATCGGCGGCGTGATGGGCGGCACCCTGGGTAGCTTCCTGATGGGGCTGTTCGGGATCACGTCCAAGGATGTCAATGTCGAAGGCGGCGCGTTCGTCGAAGCCGGATCAACGGCAGGCCGCGCGTTCCTGGAAGCTTTCCTCGAAGCCTTCGACGCCGGAAAGATTGCTTCCAAAGCCAAGGATGCATTTTTGAATTTGCAACCGACTTGGCTGGGAGGCGAAACAAGTAGCCCGATGGGGCAAGCGTTGGCGTTAATGTTAGACGCTTGGCTTATCACGAAAGTCGGGAAATTGCTAAAAGGTCCGTTCAAGGCTGTCCGAGCTGTGACGCGTTGGGCGAGAGGTGGAGCGGCTGCCGAAACAACAGCAGTCACGACCGCCGCAACGACCCGAACGACCGCGACCGCAGCCGAGACGGCCACGCGGACGCCTTGGTATCAGCGTTGGTTTGGCGGCCCGAAAGGCGCAGCCTCTACCCCGCCGATCCCTGCGACGACCGCAGGACCGGCGGCGAACCTCCCGCAAGGCTATCGTCCGGCGGGAACGAAGTTTTGGGATAACATCCCGCTGGATCGCACGTACAGCCGGGATGAAGTGGTGCGCACGGCGAACAGCGGCCAGCTCGGTCGGTTGAACGACTTGGAAAAGGCGTTCGGCGGCCCGACCGCACCGAAAACGAGCTGGTGGCAAAAGCTGATCCCGAAAGGCGGCGGCGGTCGAGGTCTTGGCTTCCTGTCCCGCTCGGTCAGCAAGCTGGCGATCCCGCTTTCTGTTGGTTTAGACGTGGCGAACATTGCATCCGCCGACGCCGGAACCGAACGGAACCGAGCTATCGGCGGAACGGTCGGGGGCTGGGGCGGCTTCGCTGCTGGAGCTGCGGGCGGCGCCGCTCTCGGCTCTGTCGTTCCGGGGCTTGGGACCGCTGTCGGCGGACTGATCGGCGGTATCCTTGGAAGCCTGGGCGGCGGCGCGATTGGCGACTGGATCGGCAGCAAGGGCGAAGACATATCCCGCTGGTTCAAATCGACCTTGTGGCCGTCGTTGAAAGATGGCGCGAATGCGACGTGGACGTGGATTTCCGATACCGGCCCGCAAGCTATCGCCAAGGGCGTGGGCTTCGCTGTCGGATACATCGGCGATACCTTGTTCAACGGCGACTGGTGGGGCGAAAAGTGGGCTGCTGTTGAAGCCTGGTCGAATGCCTCCTGGGAACGATCGAAAGAAACGTGGAACAACGCCGTCGCGGCCATCGAATCCACCATCTTCAACGGTGAGTGGTGGGCCGAGAAGTGGCAGGGCGTCCAGGATTGGGCGGCAGACACCTGGGAAGGCGCGAAAGACATCTGGAACAGCACCCGCGAAGCCATTGGCAGTACGCTGTTCAACGGTGAGTGGTGGCAAGGTAAATGGTCGGCGGTCGAAGGTTGGGCCTCTAACGCCTGGGAGAATATCAAAGGCAAGTGGAGCAGCTTCTGGGGCAAAGTCAGCGGAGCGTTCAGCGAAGGCAAGGAGGCTGGTCAGCAAGCGGCATCCGGTGCCAAGGCTTACGCTCGCGGCGGCTTCGTGACGACGCCGCATATCGGGCTTGTCGGCGAAGCTGGACCCGAAGCGATCATCCCGCTATCGGCAGGCAAACGCGACCGAGGGCTGGACCTTTGGGAGCGCGCCGGTCGCATGCTGGGCGTTCGCCCCTTCGCTTTTGGCGGTATTGTCGGCTCGATTTCTGCGCCGGAAGCGCCTATGTTTGCGCCAATTGCTCCGATGGCTCCGGCTGGCGGAGGGTTAACCATTAACGTGGGCGGCATTCAGTTCTCTATCAACGTGGAGGGCGGCGACGGCCAAAGCGTGATCGATGCGATCCGGGAGCATGGCGACGAGATCGCCGACGAGATCGCGGAGAAAATCGGCGTTCGGCTCGACGAATCAACGAATAACAGTGTGTAGGTGGTGGACGCATGGACTTCTATTTGACAGATACCGCATCCGGGAAACGGCTGCATTTTCCAATGAACCCGGAGCGAATAACCGCCGTCACCACCGCCCGGATTCAGACATTCGAGGCTATCGAGCTGGGCGAATACGCGTTGCCGCGCGGGTCGATGCTGGTGCGCATGACCTTTGACGGTCTGCTGCCCGGCGAGACGCGCAAGCATACCTCGCTGGTGAAGTCCTGGCGCGATCCGCGTCAGATCGCCGGTGATCTATCGGCCTGGCGCAACGCCGGGACGAAGCTGCGGCTGCTGGTGACGGAAACGCCGTTCAATCATGATGTTTTCATTCAGACGTTTGAACACACCTGGGCGGGCGGTCATGGGGATATGCGCTATAGCTTGGAGCTAGTGCAGGCCAGGGACATCTTGATTCATCCTGAAGGGCAAGCCAAGTCGAAAGCCGAAGTGAAAGTCCTCTCGGCCTCTCGTTCCCTGCCTGCCCAGGCCAAGACGCATACCGTCGTTCGCGGTGATACGCTGTGGGGAATCGCAAAGAAACATCTCCACAACGGGGCGCGGTACATGGAAATCTACAATCTGAACAAGGCGCTGATCGGGCCTGATCCGAACAAAATCAAGCCCGGCCAAGTGTTGCGCCTGCCTGGTTAGGTGGTGCCGCATGATCGATATTGCGAAAGTCAAGTATGACGTGGCCGTTCTCCTGCCCCAAGGGGAGCGGCTGCCTTTAACGAATGTCGCTAGGGGTTTGAGCTGGTCGGAGCAATCCGGCGAGCTGGCGGCGAGTGTTCAGTTTCAAATTCTGAACCAACGCCTGGGCGACGGCTGGCTGCACCAAAAGCTCCCCCTCGGAGCCAGAACGCTGCTTCGGGCTGATTGGGGCGACGGCTGGAAAGAGATACATCAAGGGATCATCTTCGATTGGGAATACGAAAACGATTCGGTCGGCGTTCTCAACGTCAAGGCATACGACATCCTGATCTATCTCCTGCGAAGCAAGGATGACCGGTATTACCCGTCCGGGACGAAGGCCCGCGTCATTGTCGAGGACATCGCAAAGGCGTGGGGCATTCCTATCGGCCAGGTCGATTTGCCGGACATGTCGCTGTCCAAGCAGATTTTTCGAGGGGACACCCTCGGGGCGATGCTGGATAAGGTGCTGGATCAAGTTCACAAGCGCGGCGGCGGCAAGTACGTCATCCGCGCGAGTGGCGGCAAGATCAACATTTTGCGCCAGGGAACGAACAAGACGGTCTATCGATTCGTGGGCGATGTGGTGCGACGGATGACGGACAAGCAGGACATCGAAGATTTAGTAACGCGTGTCAAAATAATTGGCAAAGAAGACAATGCCGGACGTGCGCCGGTCGTCGCTACACTCGACGGCAGGACGGAATTCGGCATCCTGCAAGATGTAATTTACCGAGAGCAATACGATACCGCAGCGGCGGCCAAGGCTGCCGCGCAAGAAGTGCTAAAAGAGCGCGGCGCTCCGCGTAAACGGCGGACGCTGACCGCTCCTGACCTTCCATTCCTGCGCCGAGGGGATAAAATCTTTGCCTCGGTCGGGACTATTGAAGGTCATTTTGCTGTTGTGGGTGTCCAGCACGATGCGGACAGCCGCAGCATGACGATGGAGGTGGAAACGATATGAACGGAAAAGGAGTGAACCGACTGGCGCAAGCCATTGACAAGCGGACCGATAAACGGACCGCCTCCCCGCCGTCGATGGATTTAGGAACCATCATGGACGACGGCCTGAAGCTGGATCAGTTCGGGCCGGTCATCCCGCGCAGCGGATACCTGGTCGCGGAATGGATGGTGGACGCCCACATCCCGCCCGAATCTCGGGTCTATCGAACCGCATCCCCTGTCGGATCGGCGGGCGAAGATGTTCCGAATACGACCTATTCGCCGGTGGCGCGGCTGGATTTCGCCGGTGGCGAAGATGGCGGCCATGTTCCATCTGTGGAGCTGCGCTTCGCCCCTTCGCTTCGGACTGGCGACCGCGTCCTGGTGCTATGGGTGCGCGACGATCCGGTCGTGGTCAGCAAGGTGGTGCAAGCGAATGCCTAATCTATTCCCGACATTCGATGCTCCGGTGCTGGCGGAAGACAGCGCCGAAAGCCAGGTTCAATACCCGCAAAGCTGGCTCTATGATTTCGAGAATGGCCGCGTGGTGATTGACGGATCGGGCCGCGCGGTGATGGCCGACGGGCTGACCGCCTGGGCGCAATGGTGCATCAAAGCCGCCTCCACGCTGCGCTTCGCCAATCTCGCCTATGGGCCGGACTTTGGATGCGAACACGAAACAGCGAGACGGCAGCCGACACGCAAGGCAGCCGAATCGGAACTGGAACGAGCGATCACGGAAGCGCTGATCGTTGATCCGCGCACGGAAATGGTTCGAGACTTCACCTTCACCTGGTCGGGCGACGAGCTGCTGGTGTCATTTACGGCCATCCCTGTGATCGGCGATCCGAAACGATTGGAGGTGCGAATGAATGGCTGATTTGCCTCCTTTCCTTGAAGACCAGCTCGAAGAAGTGATCCGGCAGCGGATGCTTGAACGGATGCCTGCCGACTTGGACAAAACGGAAGGATCGATCCCTTGGGATGCGATTTCTCCGGT